TCCCCGCCGTCGCCTTGATGATCGTCGAGCCCATGCCATCGCCAAGGAACGTCATCGGCTTAGAAAACGTGATCGTGCCGGCGATGGCATACGTTCCTGCTGGCGCATACACGACGCCGCCTAGCACCGTCATCGCATCGTGCGCTGCCTGAAACGACGCCGTGTCGTCGGTCACGCCATCGCCGACCGCGCCAAAGTCCATGACGTTGTAGAAGATGGACGTTCCGCCGCCGCCGCCCGCAAGTATGCCGGCGCGAAGCTGATTGAGCAGATGCAGCAGCGCGCGTTGATCGCCCCTGCTGTACTGCTCTAGCTGGCGCGAAACCGGATCGATCGGGAGAACGGTCGCTGTCATGACACGCGCATCGCAGCGTTCGCGATGACGACCTTTACCGGATCAGTGACGCGCAGGCGGAAAACCCAATCGCGTGCGATGCCGAGATTGCGCCACACGGCGCGATTAAGGTATTGCCCCATCAGGCCGATCGGTTGCCACACTTCAACGCCGAAGGTGCGCCCGCCATCTTTCGACCATTGCAGCATCGCCTGCGGGTTGCTGCCCTGTCCGACGGCGAGCCCGACGCCCGGCTCAAACTCGATGTACAGTTCATGCACCGCGAACGGATCGAAATTCGCAACCGCGTGTCGCGTGGTAATTTCGCGCAGGATCGGATTGCCGTTGTCGGTATAGACAAGATCGGATTGCGAGTACCAATTCCCATTGCTGTAATCGGAGACGTAAGGCGTTCCGAAAACTTCAATCCGAATTTCTCCCGAGTCGCGGCCCGGCGTCAGCCCGCTTTGCGACAGGGACCATGAATTCGACAGCGAATCGAACAGGTACGATCGATCCGGGTAGTTCAGTTGATAGAACGTGTGCGCGTCGCGGACGTAGGCATACCCGGTCGCGCTCGCCGGCACGCGCGTATTGATATCGTTGGCAACGTCCGGACCGCTTGGCACGGACGAATCGACCAAAATCTTCGTTGTGTACCCGACGACTTGAACGGGCTGCACTTGGCCCAGCTTGTTCTTGCCGAGAAACACCAGCGACGTATCGGAGAATTTGTCGAGCGACCAAACCGCCGCAAGTCCCCATTCCATCGCCGCGCCGCCGACGCGCCGGAATATCGCCTGATCACCCGACGGGGACCATACCTCCATCGAGACAGTCCCGAAAAGGTACAAGTCCCCGGCATTGGCGAACACTCGCACCAGCGCGTCCGGATTGCCTTCGGCGTTGGCGAAGTCCAGCCCGTCCCAAACCATGTAATCGTACTGCGCGCTCCAATTGAATTGCCCCGGCTTGGCTCCGTTGTTGTCCACGATGCCGTATCCGTTGAGCGTCGTACACGTTTGCGCGCCGCCCGGGAAGTTCGGATCAACGATCGGCGCGAGCGTGTTCGTCGCGAGCGTCAGGACGTAGCCGGCGAGCCCGTCAACGATCAGCAGTTGCACGCCGTTGTCGGTCATATCGACGCGCCCGTTGCTGCTCAACAGCATTCCCAGCGCCGTGTACGTTCCGATCGTGTTGACCGAGTACAGCGTATTGCCGTGGACGGCGTAGTAAAACAGCGGCCCGACTTGGCGCGCGCCGCGACAGGGGAGCGTGCCAATCGCCGTAAACAGCGTCTTGCCGACCGTGCCATAGAACGCCATCGGCGTGCCGTCGGGCGTCGGGACTTGCGGCTCGCGATACAGATTGACTAGAGTTTGCGCGACAACCGTTGACGACTTGCGGAAAAAGCCGGTGCCGAAAAGGGGAACAACCGTGCCGTCAGGGACCGCCATTGAGGCGCTCCACGATGCAGACGATATGCGACTCGCGCATCGCGACCAATTCCCGATCGCCTTGCTGGAACGGCTCGCCCATGCGTGCGTTGTACAGGATACGGTCGCCGGGCCGCACTGTCGTCGGCTCTAGTTCGCCGTCGTCGCCAACGTCGCCGGGGCCGACGGCGACAACGATCGCTTCCTGCCGATCGTCCGCGCTTTGCGGCACAACGACGCCCGAATCGAGCGTGCGTTCCCCGTTAATGGGCTGCGCGATTACAACGCCGTTTAACGGCTCAAGGCCGGATGCGGTCAACCGACCGATAACGTGTTCCTCGCGCAGCACGCAATAGTCCGTTTCGTGCAGGCGGATCGATTGCCCTTTGTTCCTGCCGAATACGATTCGATCGCCGACCTTCACACTCATAGGCCGGCGCATTCCGTTGGCGAGCAACTTGCCATCGCCCGCGCCCAGCACTTCCGCGATATCGCGATCGTCGGTCCACTGGCGATCCGGATCGGTAACGTGCGGTATCAGCAGGCCCGCCGCCGTCAAGCGCTCCGCGTGATCCTTGCGGCACACGACGATATCCTGAATCGGGCGGAACGGAAGGCTCAAAGCGGACCTCCGGTGTAGACATTGAACCACGGCGCGCTAGGCATCGGCACATCGAGCGACAGCACGCGCGGCTGATTCGACAGGCGGCGCGCATCCGCTTTCGCGCTGCGCGCGATGCGCAGCGACGTTGCCGGCAGTTCCTTTTTGTTCATTGCCGCCAGCATGACGCCGAGCGTCGTTTTCAGGAACAGTTCGTACCCGGGCGGCGCGACCAGCGTGTTCGTGAGCGCTGCGAATTGCGGCAACTGCTGCCAGTACCAAACGTGCATAACGTCGCCCAGCATCGCCGGCAGCGGCCACAGAAACCAATTCGATATCGGCGCTTCGCCATCGATGTAAACACACTCCGGACGCCCGGGTGCAGGCTTGTATGTGATATCGGCCCATTGCTGCACGCCGATAATCTTGACCGGATGCGATACGTTCGATGTATCAACGATCGTGATCGCTTCCGCCGTCGGCGGGCGCACATTGAGCCCCATCGCCGGCCCGACTTGAATCGGGGAGACGCCGACGGCAAGCGGTATCGATCCTTCGGTGTAACCGAAGATCGTCAATTCCTGCGTCGAGTAGGCATCGATCATGCTGTTCAGCATCCCCAGCGCGCCGTTCTGCGAAGTCGCATCCTGCGGGTTGTACTGATCGCCGATCGTCGCGAACAGGAAGGCGTCGCGGATAATGTCGTTGGCCGTCGTCATGCCAATACTCCAATCACGGAATTTTCTTCGACAATATCAATGTCGTCGTCGCCGACCTTGAAGCAATCGACGCGCGACGAATACACGATGCGGTCCCCCGCCTTCACTTCAAGCGGCAGGCGCTTGTTGCGCACGCGATGCGGATCGCCTGCGGCAAGCACTTCGCCGCAGTAGGAGTCGCGGCTATCCGGCGCGGGCAATACGAGCCCCCACGCCAACGCGCGCTCGCCGACGCCGCGCTTAACCGCGAGCCTTGGCCCGAGCGGGACCATTCGGCACTTCCGGCGCAGGCTCCGCTGCGGGCTCCGCTGCGGGCTCCTGCACTTCTGGCGCAGGCACTTCGATCGCCGCTTGCCCGATCGGCTCCGATACTTCCGCCTCGATCGATGGCAGCGGCACGTTGAAGGCGTAGCCGGCGTCCATAATCTCCGGATCGACGCCCGGATGCGTGATCACGCCCCAATCCTTCGGCGTGTCGCGCCAATCGCCGATCAGTTTCGCTTTCGCTTCGGGCGATGCGACGACGACGGAGACAAGCCGCTTCGATCCGTCCGGATTGTTCTGCAACTGATATTGCGCCGTCGGATAGGACTTGTGACTGTACTGATTGTCATAGTCCATCTTCGGCATTTCCTTGTTGTACATCATCAGTTGTTCCGGCGTCAGTTGCTTGTATTCCGCGTCGGACAGCTTGTTCAATTCAGGGAGTCCCATGTTTCAAATTTCCTTCGGAAAAAACCCGGGAGCGATGCGCCCCCGGGATAACCACCAGCAGGAGCAAAATCAGTTCGTCAGGCGACAGGCCAATTCCGGATAGACGGCCTTGATGCCGTACAGTACGTCGGTCCGAGACGGGAAGCGATCGTTGTTGATATCGTAGGCGCGGATCACGCGCAGGCTGATCGACTTGTAGTTGCGACGCTCCGCCATATCGACGCCCTTCGGCATGATCAGATCGGCAAACGCGATCGTGAACGCCGACTTGTGAAAGGCGAGATTTTGCGGAAGGTTCGCGTTGGCCGTGCCGGAAACCGTGATCGCATTGTTCGCGATCGGGCTCGCCGTCACGTTCTGGAATTGCCCGCCGAAGATCGCTGCCGGCACAACCGGGATCACCGATGCGCCCGTAACGTCACTCGACACGTTTGCCTGCACGACGAATTGCTGCAACGCGCCCGTTGACTTCCGGTTTTGCGGGTTGACCGCGAAACAACCGACGATCGTAAATACATCGCCCGCATTCAGGCGCGGCGCAATCGCGGCGTTCCAGCCGTTCACCAGCAAGTTCATGCTGTACGCCCAGCCTGTCGCCAGCCCTTGCCCCGCGCCGTTGATCACTGGCGATCCGCCCAGCGGTCCGACAACTTGCGTCATCGTGTTTTGGTCGATCGCGATTTTCAGGCCCGCCGCGTCGGCGATGATGCCATCTTCGTACTGCTCCGCGATCCGCGTGGACGAATTGAACAGCGTCGATAGCCCGCTGATCAGAGACGTATTCGCGGCAGGCCCGAGCAGTTGATAAAGCTGCCCGTCGTTCGGTGCGCCCATTTCCAGCAACTTCTGTTTCACGCCCAGCAGGATCGCGAGCGTGTTCGGCGGAGTGCCCGGCGTGCCGACAAGATTCGCCACGTTCTGCGCTTGCAGGCAGCAGTCGGCGTCGATCCGGTTGCGGATCACGGCCATCTGCGGCATCAGCACGCGCTTTGAAAAGTCCTGCAACGACAGCGTAAGGTCTTGCGATGTGAATTGAACGTCCACACCGAATTGCGTCGTCAAAACGAGCGGCACTTGCGTTTCGGTCTGATCCTCCACCGAAAGCACCGCGCCCTGCCGCCCGACGTAGCGGGCCGGTTTGCGCACGTTCAAAACTGCGCCGATCTTCGCTCCGTCTTTCGCGAATTGATCGCTGTAGGACGAATCGAAAAAGCGGACGCCGTTACACTGATTTTCCAGCACGATCACGGCTTCATTCGTGATCATTACCGGCGTGAGGATTTGATTAGGCACGGCTAATTCCTTTTCGCGTTGCGCGGCTGCGGCGAGTGCGCTGCAACCCAAGCCTTATGCTGCTCCGGGGTTGCATTCTGCGGGTAGTCCGCAGGACCGCCGCCGCGACTTCCGCCCGGGCGACCGGGCGGCGGGGCATTGGATATGGCGGCGGACTGCGAGCGCATATAGTTGGCGATGACGCCCATCTGATGCCCAAGCGCAACGTCAGGCAAAGCCGCAAGCTGCGGCACGACATGGGGATGCTTGGCAAGGTAGTACGCAATATCGCCGCCGTGCCCGGTAACTGCCATCGCCGCTTCGATGTTGATCGGCAGTTCGTTCCCGCCGCCCGCTTCGATAACGTCAACGTAATCCGGATACTTCGCGAGTGCCGTCTGCATCTGCGTCGCCAGTACGCCGTGCAACTGCTCCGTCGCCACGGCTCGCTGATGCTGATTGACTTGCGTTTGCCTTGCCTGATTGTTCTGCTGCGCCATGCGGGCCGCACGTTGAAGCTGTTGCTGCACTTCAACCCGAGCCTCGTACCGTGCCAGATCGCGGTTGTACGCACGCCAATCCGTGTACTTGGATTCGTCAGGAGCAACCAATTCCCCAGCAATGTCGTCGGCCTGCCTTCCCGCTGCTGCTGGCGTCATCGAGCCATCAAGCACTCGCTTTACCAGCGCTTCGTTCTGCGCGGCCATTCGCTCAACGGAGCGCTCTAGGTTGCGCTTGTCCGTCGTCAGTTCTTCAATCCGTTTATCCCTACGCGAACGCGGCTGCGCGGGCTGTTCGCCCTCCGCAGGCTGTTCAGTGTCGGGCGCGGCAGGAATGTTCGCCGGGACGGTCGATACGCTCGATCCTGCGTCGGGAGTCGCCGTCTGTCCCGAAGTGTTATCCGGCGCGGCGGGCTGTTGCTCGCTTGGCGTCGGCGCGGCCACGCCGGCATCGGTAATGCCCGGCAAATTCAGTTCTGGCGGCACGAAAACCTACCCCTTCAAAAGATGGACCGGCGGCTACTTGCGAAACGACTGACTAATCGCGCCTTCGGCAGAAAAAAGCGCAACCGCTGTCGCGTCTCGTTTTCGCCGCCTGTCCAATGCTGCTATTGCGTGAACAGACGGGTGCAGACGCGGTTGATCGTAACTACGTCCGCCGCCGTCGCCTTCGTCAGCGTGAGACAAAATTCCTGTTCGGCCTGCGCCCAATTCGCGATCGTGGACGATACCAGCGCGACCGCGCCGAGTCCGGTGCCGAGCCCCGCGCCGACCGATCCGCCAACGACCGTCACGAAATCGCCCGCGCCGCGCACGCCGATCGTGGCCCGGCCATTGAGCGACGACGTTAGCGCCATCGATGCCAGCGCCGTACCGCCGTTGCCCGTCGGGCCGAAATACGCCTTGAGCGTCTTGACGTTCGCGTTGTTGGACGCCGAATACTCCAAATCCATTTCGGCGTACCAATTCGCCGGCAAGGCTCCTGCCGGGAAGCGGACCGAGTTGATGATTTGCTCCGTCGTCACGACCGCTTGCGAAGTCCACGGCGTTGCGATCATCTGAACCAAGTCCTGTCGCAGCGCCACGTTCTGCACTTGCGATACATCGGACGCCGCGCACGCGCCGGCTGCAATCGCCGCCGTCGCGCGGACGTAGCCCTGTTGCTGGATGCCCAGCGTTTGCGGGCACAGCGAGTACGGGTTGACGGACGCACCCTGCGGCGCGGCTTGGTACACAACGCCGTCCTGCGACCATTCCAGCAGCAGCGATCCGCCGCCGACGCCGCCTGCGGGCATCGCCAGAAACGAACG